AATTAAAACTATTAGTCCACGATGAAAGTGGTAAATGGGAAAGACCTACAAACATATTAAACAACTGGAGAGTTACAAAAACCTGTTTGAGATTAGGTTCAAAAATTATAGGTAAGTGTATGATGGGCAGTACGTCAAATGCTTTAGACAAAGGTGGTGAGAACTTTAAAAAACTATACTATGACTCCGACGCAACAAAAAGAAATGCAAATGGACAGACTCGTTCGGGACTCTATAGCTTGTTCATTCCTATGGAATGGAACTACGAAGGCTACATTGATTCTTATGGATTTCCTGTATTTGAAACGCCAAAAAAACCAGCTGAAGGACCTGATGGATCGCCTATAAAGCAAGGTGTAATTGAATACTGGACAAATGAAGTTGAAGGATTAAAAGGAGATCAAGATGGTTTAAATGAATACTATCGTCAATTTCCGAGAACAGAACAACACGCTTTTAGAGATGAAGCAAAACAATCTTTGTTTAATTTAACGAAGATATATGAACAAATAGATTATAATGAAGACCTTAGAAATACATCGATAATAACCACTGGAAGTTTTATGTGGGAAAACGGTATAAAAGATACTAAGGTAATATTTGTACCAAATAAAAACGGTAGGTTCAACGTTAGTTGGGTGCCACCTGTGCAAATGCAAAATAGAGTTATAACAAAAGGTAATACAAAATATCCAGGTAACGAACACTGTGGTGCTTTTGGCTGTGACAGTTATGATATATCAGGTACAGTTGATAAAAGAGGTTCTAACGGAGCTTTGCACGGTTTAACTAAGTTTAGCATGGAGGATGTTCCACCTAACAGATTCTTTTTAGAATATATAGCTAGACCACAAACTGCTGAGATATTTTTTGAAGATGTATTAATGGCTTGCATATTTTATGGTATGCCAATACTTGCTGAAAATAACAAACCTAGATTACTGTATCATTTCAAAAGAAGAGGTTATAGGGGTTTCTCAATGAATAGACCTGACAAAAGATTAAACAAATTATCTGTAACTGAAAGAGAAATTGGCGGTATACCAAACTCCAGTGAAGATATAAAGCAAGCACATGCTGCAGCTATAGAATCCTATATAGAAACTTGTGTTGGACAAACAGAAGCTGGCTATGGAGATATGTACTTTCAAAGAACATTAGAAGACTGGGGTAAATTCAATATAAACAATAGAACAAAGCATGATGCTTCTATAAGTTCTGGTTTAGCAATAATGGCTTGTAACAAAAACCTATATTCACCAGTTAGTCCAGTGCAAAAAAAGGTTTACGATTTAGGAATTAAAAGATATGACAATAGAGGTTCTACGTCTAAAATATTAAGATAAATGAAAATACAAACAAATACCGATAGTTCTTTCCCTAACCAGGTTGTTAGCGACGAAGTAAAAGCTAGTTATGATTACGGCTTACAAGTCTCTAGAGCTATTGAACAAGAATGGTTCAATCAAGGAAGAGGTAACGGTAATAGATACTTAAACAATTGGAATAGTTTTCACTCACTACGTTTATACGCTAGAGGTGAGCAATCAATACAGAAGTATAAAGATGAATTGTCTATTAATGGTGATTTATCTTATCTTAATTTAGACTGGAAGCCAATACCGGTTATATCAAAATTTGTTGATATCGTTGTAAACGGTATGTCAAATAAGTCATACGATATAAATGCTTTTGCTCAAGATCCATTTTCTGTAAAAAGCAGAACTGATTACGCAGCGGCTGTTGAAAAAGATATGAATACCAAAAAAGCTTTGTTAAACATAAAGCAAAACTTAGGTATGGACTTTTCAACAACAGGAGACTTAGAAAGTTTACCTGAGAACAGAGAAGAGTTAGATATACATTTACAAATGACTCCTAAGCAGAATGTAGAAATTGCAGAAGAGGAGGTTATAAATAATGTATTAGCTTTTAATAAGTATGAGCAAACAAAAAAACGGTTGGCTCATGATTTAACTACTATAGGTATTGGAGCTGTTAAAACATCGTTTAACAAAGCAGAAGGTATAGTTACTGATTATGTTGATCCAGCTAATATGATTTATTCATACACAGAGGATCCAAACTTTGAGGATATATATTATGTGGGTGAAGTTAAATCAATTTCTTTAGCAGAGCTTAAAAAGCAGTTTCCAAATTTATCACCAGCTGAATTAGAAAAAATACAGGATATGCCTGGCAATTCGCAGTATGTAACTAACTGGGGTAATTATGATGAAAATACAATACAAGTATTGTACTTTGAGTACAAAACGTATTCAGACCAAGTATTTAAAATAAAGAAAACAGATCAAGGATTAGAGAAAACATTAGAAAAGCCTGACACGTTTAATCCTCCAGCTAATGATAACTTTGAAAGAATATCTAGAACAATAGAAGTTTTATATACTGGAGCTAAAGTGTTAGGTACAAATATAATGCTAGAGTGGAAGTTGGCTGAGAATATGACTAGACCAACAGCTGATACTACAAAGGTAATGATGAATTACTGTATATCTGCACCTAGGATGTATAAGGGGCGTATAGAGTCTATAGTCAGTAAAATTACTAGCTTTGCTGATATGATTCAAATAACGCATCTTAAATTACAACAAGTAATGTCTAGAATAGTTCCAGATGGTGTATTCTTAGATATGGATGGTTTAGCTGAAGTTGATTTAGGTAACGGCACAACATACAACCCAGCAGAGGCGTTGAACATGTATTTCCAAACAGGTTCTGTTGTAGGTAGATCATTGACTCAAGACGGTGAATTAAACAGAGGTAAAGTACCTGTGCAAGAATTATCGTCTTCAAGTGGTCAAGGAAAAATACAAAGTTTAATAGGTACATATCAGTATTATTTGCAAATGATAAGAGATGTAACCGGATTAAATGAAGCAAGGGATGGTAGCGCACCAGCTAAAGACTCATTAGTAGGTTTGCAGAAAATGGCGGCTAATGCTTCTAATATTGCAACTAAGCACGTATTAGATTCTTTATTGTACTTAACCGTTAGAACTTGTGAAAATATAAGTTTAAAAGTAGCTGATGTTATTGAAAATCCTTTAACAGAAAATGCTTTAACAAACGCTATAAGTACGTTCAATACTAAAACTCTAGAAGAGTTAATGAATTTGCAGTTGCATGATTTTGGTATTTATTTAGAGTTAGAGCCAGAAGATGAAGAAAAAGCTTTACTAGAGCAAAACATACAGGTAGCTCTGCAAACACAAGCAATTGCTTTATCTGATGCAATTGATATTAGGCAAATTAAAAATATAAAGTTAGCTAATCAATTTTTGAAACTTAGGCAAACTCAAAAAATAAAAAGAGAACAAGAACAGCAACAAGCTAACATTCAAGCGCAAGCACAAGCAAATGCTGAAGCATCTGAAAAAGCAGCAATGGCTGAAGTACAGAAACAACAAGCACTCACACAAGAAAAAGTTAGTATAGAGCAAGCTAAGTCACAGTTTGAAATACAAAGAATGCAAACTGAAGCTCAAATAAAAAGAGAATTAATGGCCGAGGAGTTTAACTTTAATATGCAACTAGCTCAAGTAAGAGCAAATGCAGAAGGAAGTAAAGAAAAAGAAATTGAAGATAGAAAAGATAAAAGAATAAAAATGCAGGGATCCCAGCAGTCTGAGTTAATACAACAAAGACAAACAGAAGGATTACCTAAAAACTTTGAATCATCAGGAAATGATGTGTTAGGTGGATTCGGAATAGAAGAGTTTGGCCCTAGCTAATAAACAATTATTTAATTATATTATATTATGTCAGAAGTAAAACAAGAGGGGGATTTTAAAATCAAATCCAAGAAAACAAGTCCTAAGCAATTAGGTAATCAATCTAACGAGCCTATAAAGGTTAACATAGATGAAGTAAAAGAACCAGTAGCTGAAGAAGTCGCTAAGGTAGTAATACCAGAAGTTGAAGAAAGTGGAGTTGGAGAGCCTGTGGTGGTTGTTAATGATACACCAGATGATACTGTAAAAGATGGTATTATAGAAATTGTGGATGAAGAAGTTCAAAATGAAGTAGAGGTTTTAGAAGAACAATTTGATAACGCTTTAACTAACAACGAAGAAACAGGTGCTAAATTACCAGAAAACATTGAAAAGCTAGTTTCTTTTATGGAAGAAACCGGTGGATCATTAGAAGACTATGTTAGGTTGAATGCAGACTACTCAAGTGTTGATGATAAAACACTATTAAAAGAATATTACAAACAAACAAAACCTTATTTAGAATCAGATGACGTTAGCCTACTATTAGAAGACTACGACTATGACGAAGACTTAGATGAGGAAAGAGATATACGCAAAAAGAAAATTGCGTTTAAAGAAGAAGTTGCAAAAGCAAAAGGCTTTTTGGAAAATACCAAGAGTAAATATTACGACGAAATCAAGTTGAGACCCGGCGTTACTCAGGAACAACAAAAAGCAATGGAGTTTTTCAACCGATATCAAGAAGATCAGAAGATAGCTGAGCAACAGCATTCGGACTTTAAATCAAAAACAAATGATTACTTTACTAATGAATTCAAAGGTTTTGACTTCAATGTAGGTGAAAAGAAGTTTAGATATGGTTTACAAGATCCTAATAAAGTTGCAGAGAACCAATCAAGTATTAACAATTTCGTAGGAAAGTTTCTTGACGAAAGCGGTAATATAAAAGACACTAAAGGTTATCACAAAGCTATTTACATTGCTTCAAATGCTGACAAGATTATTAATCATTTTTACGAACAAGGAAGAACAGACGCTACTAAAGAAATAGTTAACAAGTCTAAAAATCCTAGCACAGAGCCAAGGCAAACTGGCTCAGGTGAATTCGTAAACGGAATAAAAGTTAAGTCAATAACAGGCCCTGATTCTTCTAAACTTAGAATTAAAACAAAAAAATTTAACTAAAAAAAATTAAAATTATGGCAAATGTAAGCCCAGTGTTTGGAAGTTTAATCCCAACACCAAAAAAACAAGCCCTAGAAGGCAATTATTTAAACTTTACTGATGGAACGAGTGACTTCGCACAACAGTACTTACCAGAAATCTATGAAGCTGAAGTAGAGCGTTATGGAAATAGAACCTTAGGTGGTTTCTTAAGAATGGTAGGAGCTGAAATGCCAATGACTTCTGACCAAGTAGTATGGTCTGAACAAAATAGATTACACATCTCTTATGATAATGTAATAGCAACTAATACAGGTGCAGTAGGAGCAAAAGTATCTACTTTAACTATTCAGAATATTGGTGGGTCTGGTGCAACTCTTATTGAAAACGTTGTGTCTCCTGGTTCTACAATCGTAGTTATGAATCCAGCAACTGGAGCAGAATTAAACTGTTACGTTGTTGCTTCTGGAGCTACTCCTGGTAGCGCATTAGGTGCAGGTGTATTAACTGTAGCGCCTTATTCGCAAGAAGCTTTGGATGGAACTGGAGCAGGAGCTGCTGAAGTAGATTTAGTAACTGGTTCACCAACACTTAAGATTTTTGTATATGGATCTGAGTATGGAAAAGGAACTGGAGATGCTAACAGAATTTCTGTAACACCTTCTTTCACTCAATACTCTAACTCTCCTATTATCATTAAAGACAAGTACGCAATCAACGGATCTGACACTGCTCAGATTGGATGGGTTGAAGTAGCTACTGAGTCTGGTCAAGGAGGTTTCTTATGGTACTTAAAAGCTGAATCTGAAACAAGATTACGTTTTGAAGATTACTTAGAAATGTCTATGGTAGAAGGTGAATTAAAATCTGGAAGTTCAACTACAACTGCTAAAGGTACTGAAGGTCTTTTCGCTGCTGTTAAAAGCCGTGGAAATGTATTGGTAGACTTTACTGCAGCAACTGGTTTAACTCAGTTTGATTCAATTCTTAAGAACTTAGATACTCAAGGAGCTATCGAAGAAAACATGTTATTCTTAAATAGAGAAACTTCTCTAGACTTTGACGATATGTTAGCTGGTGTTGGACAACAAGCTAATACTGCAGCTTATAATGGTGGTAGTTCTTTTGGTGTATTTGAAAACTCTGAAGAAATGGCATTAAACTTAGGTTTCTCTGGATTCAGAAGAGGTTCTTATGACTTCTACAAAACTGACTGGAAATACTTAAACGACGCTTCTACTCGTGGAGGTGTTGCTGATTCTGGAATCGAAGGAGTATTAGTACCTGCTGGAACTTCTACAGTTTACGATCAAATATTAGGAACTAACATCAGAAGACCTTTCTTACACGTAAGATATAGAGCTTCTCAAGCTGATGATAGAAGAA